TGCTACTAATACTTTAATTGTAAAACCTTGGAGTGTTTTAATTAATGATAAAAAAACTGATAAAAATTATATCGTACCTTCTTTTGGTAGTAATATTAATCAAGTTTCTGCGGAATGTTTTGGTGCTGACGGGAAATTAAAACGTTCCGTTAGATTTAGTTCTCCAGTATTTAACGGTTCAGTTAGAGGATTTTGGGCGTTACCTAATTATGGGTATTATGATAATGTACAAGTGGATATCCCGACACCATATGAATATATGAAAATAATTCAAAGCGGTAGTTCACAACAAGAATCATTCTCAATTAGAGCGGCATCGGTAAGTACTCAATATAATAATGGATATACGAGTATCGAAGAAAGTTTAACAACTTTTAATAAAGAAATATTAGATTTAATGGAAGAGGAATTTTTAAATTTCTCCAAATCAATGTATGAATATGAAATCATTCAAAAAGATTCATTAGTGACGACAAGAGTTCAAATTGATAAGTTATATTTAGAAAATGACGGGATTTATAAAAATTTTCAATTATTAATGAGAGAATTAATGTCGGTTAGTAAAACAACTGCAAGTAATTCAGAATCGTTAACAACGGAGATACAGAATAAACAATTAGCTAATTTAGTCTCTACATTACAAAACTTTTTAGAATTTGATGTTGTCTTAAAATATGGTAACCCATCAAACTATAGTAGAAGGTTATTTGATAGTTATGGTACTGTAAACTTTATTGAGAATAAAATAATTTACAATACTTATACTGCGAATGTCCTACCAACATTAAATGGAACAACAACGATGGGAATGTCAATAGCGTCTAACCCACAAGCTTGGAAAGATATGTACAATTACGTAGGATTTTCAACAATACCGGGTATTCAGTATTCCGATAATGGTTCGACTTTAACTGACTTCTTTGTCGATATGAATATTGTGTTTACATCTGATTCGGTTAAACAGTTGGCAACTTTAGTTAAAATTTACGGGACTCAAAAATATCTTGACCCAACAATGAACAGAACTAAATTTGTTAAATTAATTAACCAATACATTTTAGATAATAAATCATTTACGGATTTAGTATTAAATTCTTTATTTACAAAAATAAAAACAGGGTTACCTAATATTGTTGAGGTATCTGAAAAAACTACAGATACTGCAGTTGATGGTGAACAAATTAAAATAGAAACTTACGAAACGTTTAAAGCGTTGAACGATACTTGGATTTCGGGTTATGATTATAAAGAAACCACTTTCTTAAAAGACATTATGTTTTTGGATAGAGCCAATCGAAATATTGGTGATGATATATTAATAGACCCCTTCAAAGTTAGAAAATTATTAAAAGACATTAACACTATTAACCCTATGGCATCCGTTTATCATTATTTGGATTCTATTTTAAGTATGCACCATTTTATATGTATGATGCACCCAGGGTATATTAATTTTTATAATGTCCAAGAGGTTCAACAAAATAACATACCTAAAATTGATGGTACTTTAGAGTTTGGTAATACATTGTTTGGGACTTATCTAAATGTCGATACAAGAAATTCATCACCAAAATTGGTTTGTATGTATGCCGCGGAACCTAGTAAACACCCTGAAATGGGTAATAACACAAATTACCGTTTTAAAAATGATGCGTTTGATTTAAGAAGAAGTAGTGATAACCCGTTAATTGATAAATTGGATGGTAAAAAAGATTGGGGACTGTCAAATAGAGTTGTTGGGTTTAATGTTGATATTGGTATAACAAACCAAAACGTGTTTAGTGAATTTAATGTTTCCCAAGATTTAGGTAAACAAACTGCAGAATCGATTTTAAATTTAGATGGGCAGATTAATATGGCTAATGGAAAAACAGTTGCAACTCAAAATGTTTCTCTTTGGAATTTTTATAAAAACAGGTCTTATCAGTGCAGTGTGACAACACTTGGTAATGCAATGATTCAACCTACAATGTATTTTAATTTAAGACACGTTCCAATGTTTACCGGACCTTATTATATTATGGATGTTAAACATAAGATAACTCCTGGCAAGTTTGACACAACATTCACAGGTATTAGACAACAAATATTTGCGTTACCAAAACTTGATAGTTATATTCAAACATTAACTCAAAAATTAGTTAGTGAACTAATTGAAGAAATTAAACAAAATAAAAAAACTGGTTCTGAATCAAATACTGCAACAACAAGTAATAATGTTACGACTGTTGTTAATGAAGTTTCTAGAAATACGAATGAACTTGGTAATCCACAAAACTGTGAAGGTGATTTAAAAGACAATGGATATTTAAGTGGTAATAATAAGGCTAAAGTTGACTTTATTGCAGCAACTCAATCTCAAACAAGTTTAACACCTCAATCGGTGGTTAATTCAATTAAGACGAATGTAGTCTCAGGTAATAATATCACTAACAAATATTTAGCATTTATTACAATGTACATCGAATCTTTCAAAAATAATCAATTTATTGCTTGGAATAATAATTATGCGGGAGTTAAATTAAATTATGTTTGGCCTGGGGATTTAAGAAAGTACTTCAATCAAAATTATTTATGTTCAAAACAAATAGATAATACTTACGTCCCTTATGCGACATTTGATAATATTGATAATGTTAGTAAATTATTGAATGATTATTGGTCGAAATACTCAGGGGTTTCAGTTTCAGCTGAAAATTTGGCTAAATTGTGGATAACTAAGTGGAATAAAAAGAAAATGAGTAATTCCGATTTTGAAAGTTTTAAGAAAAATAATGATGGGATTTATAAAGACATAGTCAATAAGATAAACGATGGTATTGATTTAGCATTTGCATTAAAACTGTAAAATTTGGTAATTTTAATTAAACCGAGATATTTATAATAAAAAATATTATGGACACAAAAACTTTGTTAAACAATTATTTAGGTAAGCAAGTAAGAACTACCGAGAAAGATATGGGGAATGGAACTAAACAAGTTTGCGATTTAGATAGTGGAGATTGTTATACTGTTAGAATGAAAGACGGTTTAATCGAAAGAGTTGACCACGTAATGTCAAAAAATAAAAAAGTTCAAGTTGAAACACTTACAGGTGTTAAACAATTATTAAACGGATAAGAATATGTCGATAGATAAAAAAATTTTAGAAGAATTAAATAGATACAATAGTATTAACAAATATATTGTTGAGCAAGACGAGTTAGCGGGTGGTTTACCACCAGCGCCTGAAGGAGATGTACCACCAGCACCTGAAGACGCCGCCGCAGCAGGAGCTCCACCTCCACCACCACCTGCAGAACCAACTACACCTATAGATGTTGAAAACGACCCTGATGTTGAAAAAATTGACTCAGAAGGTAAAGGTGAAGAATCTGAGAGTGATGAAGATTCGGAAGAATTGGATATAACAGAATTAGTTACTACTCAAAAAGATATGGGTCAAAAACAAGACCAATATTTTGAACAATTATTTGGACATCTTGAAAATTTAGAATCTAAATTAAGTGAGATGGACCAACTTATGAATAAAGTTAATTCATTAGAAGAGAAATTAGAAAAATATCGTCCAAAAACTCCACAAGAAAAATTAGAACTGAGAAGTTTAGACTCAGGTCCTTATAATCAAAAATTAACTGATTTCTTTATTGATAAAGAAGGTGATATGGAAAAATCAGGTAAAAATGAATATGTTTTAACTACTGACGATGTTCAGAATTTTACACCATCAGAAATTAAGACATCTTTTAGTCCTGAACCTAAAAAGAATTTCGGGTTTTAAGTTTGACAAAACGGATAATTGGTTATATATTTGAGTATACAAAAACTTAAATTTTAAAAACAATTATTATGATGTCAACATTAGATTCTGTCTTAGCTCAGTACGAGAAGTCACAACAGTCAGGAGGTAGCTCCAACAAAATGTCTATGGATGAACGCATGAAGAAGTACTTCGCGGCGATTCTCCCACAAGGACAAAATTCCGCTCAAAAACGTATTAGAATCCTCCCAACAAAAGATGGTAATTCACCATTTGTTGAGGCTTGGTTTCACGAAATGCAAGTAGGTGGTCAATGGAATAAACTTTATGACCCAGCAAAGAACGACAACGAACGTTCTCCATTAAGTGAAGTTCACGAAGAACTTGTCTCAACAGGTAAAGAGTCTGACAAAGAACTTGCAAAACAATACAAACCACGCAAATTTTACATTGTTAAAGTAATCGACAGAGATAAACCTGAAGACGGTGTTAAATTTTGGCGTTTCAAACACAACTACAAAAATGAAGGTGTGTTAGATAAAATCATTCCTATTTGGAGAAACAAAGGTGATATTACTGACCCTGAAAAAGGTAGAGATTTAATCATTGAGTTGGCTAAAGCCAAAACACCAAAAGGTAAAGATTATACAATCATCCAAACAATTATGTATGATGATGCTCAACCATTACACGAAGATAAAGTACAATCAAATGCTTGGGTTAATGATGAATTAACTTGGAGAGATGTTTATTCTAAAAAACCAACTGATTACTTAGAAGCAATCGCACGAGGAGAAACTCCACGTTGGGATTCTGACAAAGGAGGTTATGTTTATAGTGATTCTACTTCGGAAGAAATGAGTATGGGTGGAGGTTCAAGTGACTCATCGTATAAAGACCCACAAGAGAATGCGGAACCTGACCAAGATATGCCATTCTAATATTACTAATGAGTTTAGATAATTATTTGGGACAATGTCTAAAATAATGTCTAAACTCTTATTTTTTAACTAAAAAAAACAATAATTTAGACATTTATGGCAATTAAAAAAAACGATTTTAAATCGATTAAAGATAAATTCTCAACATCCGCAAAGTATAAACCACAAAGATTTTTTGATTTGGGTCCTGACTTTTTAGACGCAGTAGGGTTACCAGGTCCTGCTGTTGGACATTTGAATATGTTCTTAGGACACTCCGATACAGGTAAAACAACTGAGTTGGTAAAAACTGCAGTTGACGCTCAGAAGAAGGG